ACGATCCACCTTCCTTGTGTCGGTACGTTTTGCGCATCCAACAAACGTGCCATACGTGCAACAAGCATTGCAGGTGAGACATAAGCAGTTGGAAGTGCAGTTGCACCGGGAAGACGTGCAGCAACTGGGATAGAGTGATCCGCAGCTGATGTAGTAGTAATGTTACCAAAAGAACCTTTGTTCAGCTTATTAGCTGCCAGCAATTCGTCAGTACCTGCAGTGGTATCTGCTTTAGTGCCGTTCACTTGGTCATTTACTGCGCCTGCATTTGCGTGTAGTGCAGTTTGTTTGTAACCAGCCAAATAGCCAAGAACTTCTTGGTCATGTTGGTCAGCCAAACGGAATGCTGCACGATCAGATGCAAGTGTTTGGAAATTGACGTGGCTGTGAGCCTCCTCAATATCATCCACTTTAAAAGCAAAATAGTTAGCTTTATCAACAACTAACGAGAAATCGTTATCTGTCAAATCTTGCTGGGTGATAGTTGTACCACGAAGATACGCAGAGACTGAAATTTCAGGCTCCTTAATAATCTTCACAGTGTCTCCCATGTTGGCGATCTCGCCAAAATAATCGTTGTTAGTGATTGCGTCACAAACAGAGGCCTTGCGAAATGCAAGTTGCACCTGTTTGCTGTAAATAACAGGCGAGAAGTTGCCTGAGTTCAGGTTGGTATAACCCGAAGCTTTTCCGAATGCCATAATAATTCTCCTTTAGCATTTAGATTACAGATGCAAACTATTAATTACGTATGCGAAGGCTATGTGCTACTAGGGTGCGCTCTTTAGAAAGTTGGCCTACCTTCTATTAAACGGGCCATGAGACATTAGGTTGTCCGATAGATGTCATTATTGTTTGCTAAGTTGTTAATAGTGTTAGGTGACCGTAGTTAATACCTAGCGGGGCTAACACTATTACATTGTACATATAGTTATATCATAAATAACTAAGATGTCAATAGGTTTATCGGGCATTTCCCGACATATCATAAACAAATTTACCTGTCCGAATAGCTTCCATTATCTCGTCGGAAACAGCTTCATATTGTTGTGCAGACATTTTACTTACCTGTGACTCGCTAAATACCCCTGACGTACTGTCTTCACTAGGAGCACTGCGACCAGAACGATTTCCTACGGAACGTGCTGCATCACGGTTACTGGTTGTCTTTTTAGTTTTAATACCCATATCAGCTTTATACAAATCAATTGCACGAGAAGCTGAACGAGCATCACTATCATTTTCATACAGAGCGTCTTGTACCCACTTAGGTTGCTCTTCTACCCATTCATGGAACTCATCGCTATCACGAATAGTACCAAAGTCTGGGTGAGATTGCAAGAGTTGAACTTCCGCTTTTTCACGGGCTGCACTTGCCTTCATCTCATCAATTTCTTTAACACGTTCTTCTAGTCCCTGCGACTGTTCACGTGCTTTCTTTATTGCAATGGTTTCAACTATAGCCGCCACATCGGGGTACTTAGTTGCCCATGCTTCAATGTCTTCATCTGACTTAGGTAAGCTAATTTCTTTACGAGTAGCTTGGTCAAGCTGTGCTTCCAGCTGTTTAAGTTTATCTTCCCAAGTCTTTTCTTTTTCTTGTACGTGTCTACGCAGATCACCATAACGTTTTTTAAAACTTTTATCTTCTGCGCTTACAGGTTCTTGATCATCTTCCTGTACAGCTTCTTTTGTTTCACCGTTCTGTTCTGCAATAAGTTCGTCAAGTTCATCTTGCTCATGCTTACGGCGTTCTTCATTAGAGTATTTACGATTTGCAAAAGCTGCGATTTTAGGTGTCTCTACTTCACCTACAACATTAGTATCATTCATATTTCAGTTCTTTCATACTGGGGCCACCGTAGCCTGTGTTGGCAGGGGGATGAGTAGCCAGTCAAATTGGTGGAAGGTTATTTTTTCTTTTTAAGTTTAAGCCCACCATACTTAAAACTATATATATTTTTTTTAATCAAAATACCCACTTTTAGAACCCGCATTAGAACCCTTAGAAGTTTGTGCTCCCAAACCCTTAGATGCATTACTTGCTTTAGTAGCAGAAGCTTTTGTTTTATTTGAGCTAGAAGTAGTAGGTGTATTTTTAGGAGGAGAATTATCCCTATCCATTTTACGAGTTATAGCAGTAGTCCCTGTAGCTTTGGGAGGGGAATTATCTTTATCCATTTTATTAGTTATGGCGTCAGTTGAAGTTGTAGATTTATTTGAACTATTTATTACGGGACCAGTACCACCAAATTGCTCCATTGGGTCTTTATCAACTATAGTAACACTATCTTGTACAGATTTAGAGGGAGTAACCTTTACCATACCTGTACTTGAGTCTGTTGAAAAAGTCCCTTTTGTAGGGTCTTTAGGTGTGTAAATTTTAGGAGGCGAGTTGTCTTTTTCAACAGCATTTTTTACTGCAGTAGTTTGGTCATCATCAAGACCTAACATATCTTTTATACCATCTATAATATTTCCAAATACACCCTTAAAACCTTTACTCTCAGGAACTTTAATGCCCCGCCTTTTCATTTCTTCCGCAATAGTATTTCCTGTAGAGCGAGTAGCCCATGACCCAAATAGACCAAAGATAGGATTAACTGCAGTTAGACCAGCCATAATAGCAGTGGCAGTCTGGTTTTGAGAATATGCTTTCTTTAGATCGGCAGTAGACAAAGCTCCGTAGTCAACAGGTTCTGGTGTTTCCATAGGGGGTGGATCATCACTGTCACTTGTGACCTGTGTGGTTTCAACGGAAGTAGACTCTAGGTCCGAAACGGTCTCATCTACACTTTCATCATATGGTACAAAACCATCTGGAATAGGTGTTACAGGATTACCATTGTAGAAATAAAAGTCACGCTTTTCATTTGTTTCTTTATTAATGTACGTTAGCGTAGTGTACTTATCTTCTATGGTAGGTACAAACTTATCTTCTGTAGATGCAGTATCTACACCTGTAGTTGTATTCGTAGCTGTTTGACCTGTAGTAGCGGTTGTAGTTTTAGGTGCAAGGCTACCATCATCAAATGGTGTAGTCTGATTAGTAACAAACTTAGGCATGTACCCACCTGCAGGTGAAGCTGTGGGAGCAGGTGGTGCAACGGAACTAGGTGGGGGTGCATATGTTGAGGATGTTTGTTGTCCTTGATAGATAGAAGGTTGATAACCGCCAATGCCTGTAGCAAAAGTTCCTTGGTTGGCGTAGACTACACCACCTTCTGCCATTTCCCGTGGCCCATCTTTCATCTCACCACCGATAAGGATAAGATCACTGGGACCAAAGGGCATGTCATCTGGCATAGTGGCTTCTTCACTATTACCCATTTGACCCATAGCTTCCATTTGCTTAAGGCCCATCTTAGCTTCTTGACGCAAATCCATAAGTTTATCTAACCCATGATAGCGCACTACATCTGCAGGAAAAACAAACTCACCCTCACTGAGCATAGCGGGTATATCATCACGAACTTCTTTACGTGAGCTACCTACAGGAACGTCATTGCCAGATTGTTCATCTACCATGCCGCCCTCGTCTTTAAGGCCACCATCCTCAAAAAGTTCCATCTGCTTTTCCATTACTACCTTATCCTTTTAATACTTCATCTCTAAGTAGCTTTAGTCTACGTAGTTGATAAATAGCGCCTTGCGCTCTGTGTACCGTTATAATATTTTCTGACTGTTCCATTGAACGGTGCTGTTGAGCAATTACAAAATCAATGTAGTCACTAAAATCAGCCCACTGTTGGTGGTTGTTGACCAGTGGCTTGAGCTTGTTGAGGTGCTCCCTGTCCTTGTTCATTTCCGCTAAATCCTTGCTCTTGCGGTGTAGGTACTTGTCCTGTACCTATGTTACCGCCACCCGCTCCAGTCGGGTCCATAGGGTTACCACCCTGTGCTGGAGGTTGCTGTTGTTGAAAACCCTTCATGAGTTCAGCTTGAATAGCTGCTTCATCCATGTTGTTAGTAACTTTGTCAGGGTCTAGTTCAAGAGACTTTGCAATCTCACGTATAATATACTGGAATTTTGCAAAAGGTGCAAGAGTAGGATTAGAAGAAATTTGCATAAACTGCATTAATCTTTGGCTACGTACCTCATTAGCCATAAGACTTTCGGTTCCACGGGCTTTAACCTCTAGGTCACCCTTAATGTTTGGATCGTAGTCAAACTGCATATTAAAGCGGAACAGACCTTCACCAAGTGGGCGTAGCAAGTAATCATCTACATTTTTAATAACACTTTTGATACCACCTTGGGCAGCACCCATAAGCATTGAGATACCGGAAGCTGTACGACCTACACCGGATACACCTGTTTGACCATGTGCAAAAGAAGGAAAGCCTGTGCTTTCATCTGCAAGTACACGTGCTTTGTCAAATAACTGTAGGTTCTCACCGGATACGTTAGGAAACTTAGTACCAAAAATAGCTTGACCGGGTGCGCCACCTTGGCGACGAAACACTTTACCGGGATACACTGACATGTCTTGCCCCGGTACTAGATTAGTTTCATCTACTTCTAGGATCAAGTTACCGGACAGTACGGCATTATCTACAGCCATACGCATAAAACCATTCATGAGTGTTTGGGTATCATCCATATTTTCTGCAATACCTACACCAAAGAAAGAGTAGGGGTTTAGTTCATATGGTGCAGCCATGTACGGAATACGTGCAGGTTTGAATGGGTTTAATACCATACGCAGTAGTTTACCGTTACATAGCCATACGTTAGCCTGTAGTTCATCTACCTCAGATAGTTCGTCTGGAATATCTACGCCTTGCTCAAGTAGCATCTCAACGTCTACCATACCCCAATACTCTAGTACCTCAAAGCGTTCTACGCCATGATCCGGTGAGTAATCTGAGAGATCATCTTCCCAAGATTCTTTAGTATAGTTTTCGCCTAGTTGAATTGCATCGTCAATTACATTAGCACGAAAGAAAGGTCTACGCTTAAGACCACGCAACTGACTACGTGACATCTTGTGACGTTCAATTACGTACTGAGCTTCGTCCATGTTAGTTGCATCTGGGTCTGGGTAAAAGTTCCAAACGGATACATGCGATACTTGTGGTATTGTTTTAATGGTAGGTGTATACTCACCGTCTTCATTCCAGCTTGGGTATTCTTTATCTACAGCAAACGGACCTTTCATGACACCCGTACCAAACAGAGCCATTTCAAATGCTGTACTCCGCAAATGTTTGCTTGCACCGGACTCTTCTAGCTGGTCATGAATTTTCTTTTGCATCATCTTAGCGGCAACCATAGCTGGGCTAAATGTAACTGCAGTAGGTGTTTTGCCTGTACCTTCACGTACATTATCTACACCCTCAAACTTATCCTTAAGTGGGCCTAGACTTTCAGCTAATGTTTTTGCAGTTGCTCCTGCAGGTATCTCACGATCATCTCCTGCGTAACCGTATGGACCTACATCTTCTTCCAAACCGGATTCACGAAGTTGCTCTGGCTCCATAGGATCAAAGCTAACATCTGCAACTACACCTTCCGGTAACTCGGTAGGGTCTACAGATAAGGGAAACTTCTGTGCCGCAAATAATACATCTACAATCTGACCGTAGGCAGCAAGTGTTTTTGTTTTAGTTACTTTAATAAATACACGAGACTTCTCAGCTTCTGTAAACTGTACTTCTGGACTATATAAGCCACGATAGTTTCTATATGAACGCAACCAACGCTGTTCGTCTTGTTGGCGATAGTCATCTGCACGGCTATACTTCTCCATAATAAATGGAATAATATTAGAAGTGTCTACGTCATCAATAGATGAATCGTCGCTATCCTCTAGTGCAATAGCGTCATCTTCGATAAAGTTGTCGTTATCTTCTGCCATTTATTTTTCCTTAATAACCAAAGGTAGCATCTGCTACTTGCATTCCGTTGTAGTGAGTTCCACCAGAGTCAAAGTCAAAAACACTAAATCGTGGTCTGGACATGATACCATATCTTAGTGCATCATACAAGTGGTCTTCTGCGTGAGTATCTATGTCTTCTGGGTTTCTTTTGTCAATAGGCAATGCAGGTATCTGAGAAATAAGATTAGTACAGTTATTAAAAAATACTAGTCTGGGTTCTTCCGTATACTCGTCTACCTGCAAACGTCTATGTACTTCGTTCTTACCTGCTACACGTGATCCCTTAGAACGATCCGAAGGACGCCAGCGACATCCTCTGTGTATCATTTGTTCCGCAAGGCTAGGTCCAGTATCACCACGTCTGTGCCACAGTGAACTATCTAGCACTCCGTACTTTATGCCACCATCTCCCGCCTCAAGTTCCATAACCATATCGGCAAGATCAACCGCAAGTACCTTACTTACGTATAGTTCACGGTATACAATAAGTTGTTCACTAGGGGATACAGCGAACCATACAACGCCAGAGTAACTTCCATAACCATAATCACACGCCCTAAACTTTATCCAATTACTTGGTATATCAAATGGTTCGACTACGTGTACGTTTCTGTCAAACTCCGTAAAGGCTGCGCCTTCTTTGATATCCCAATCGCCTTCAAGCAATTGCTTACGCTGTTGCTCAGGCAGTGACAAAAGCATTGCTTCGTAGTCACCTTGCTCTGACAGATAAGGATTGTCAGAAAGTCTCGCAGGTATAAACCTACGTTTAAATAGAGGCTTGCCTGCTTTCTCATGACCTGCAGGATACTTTAGCTGTTCATTAGTATCTATATCGGTAGCTATAAATGAATTCCCTGCAGGTGCAGGATCAATAAACATTTTCTTTACCCAGTGATGTCCTCTGCCGCCGGGGTTAGTAGTAGCCCTCATAGACAAAGGAAGTGCAGGGTCTGCAGTACGTAACCGTGAGCGCATGTAGTTCCATGCATAGGGCGTAGCCCATTGAGTTAATTCATCAAATCCTATCCAGCTAAATGCCAGACCTTGATAACGTGTAACGTCTTGGTCTTTATCTAGGTAACTTAACCAAAGTGTAGCACCAGAGGGTGCAGTCCACGTCATCTTACGTTCTGACCACTTAATACCGGGCCAAATCTTAGGGTACATTTCCTGTGATTTAGTTATCAGTTCCCTTAGTTCTTCCGTAGTGTGCCGTAATAGGACACCAGCAAAGGCTGGAACACCCATGTAACGTAAAGGGTCAGCCAACATGGCGTAGCTCTTACCCCCACCAGCACTGCCACCATATAAAACTTCACGTTCACTAGATGCAAGGAAGTCCGTCTGTGGGCCGGGATTAGGTTTGAAGATTACATTATGATCTTCTTCAACCTTACTAGTAAAATCATCTAGTAGTACTGTAGGGCTAGGCTGCTTCACCTTCGTTGCTGTTTTCTTTTGCCCCGATGCGGTTGTTTTCGATTTCTTCCGCTTTGGCGATTGCCTTTTTCGCATAGTCTGCCCATTTGCGTAGGCTTCCAGCTTTGTTTTTTCTTTGTCGCTCATTGTCCAACCGTTTCTTTAGACCTACGTGTGATATTGACCTACCTGTATTTCTGGTAAGCCAATTCGCCACTTCCCGATATGAATACTGTTTAATGTATTTCTTCGCTTGCTCAAGCATATCAAGTTCGTGGTCAATTGGCAAGAGGATTCCGCTATCATCTGGATCAATTTCGTATCCAAAAGGAATTGTTCTTGCTACACGTGGGATAGATACCCATACGTTATCTTCTTTGAGGTCGGTTGGTTGTGGTAATTTCCACGTACCTACTTTTTTAGTCATCATCATCCTGTGGGTTTTTAGCTGGCATAAGCATTACGCCACCCTTTGCTTCCACTTGCATCTTCTCAGTCTTAACCAAACCAGTACGATCAAGTAGTTCTTTTGCAGCTTGCATCTTATCACGAATACCTAGCTCTGTAGGATCATACAACGCACCTACCATAGCCATTGCAGCCTTTGGTGCATTACGTGCAAGAAAGGTGTGTGTTACTTCGATGATCTCTTCTTTGATACCTTTAGTAACTTCTGCATTAGACGTATTTGCGGAGTAACCAGCCAACATCTTAGCGGCGGTAATGTCACCACCTGCTTCGTCCATAAGAACCGCTAGAAACTTTTGTTGACGTTCCGTTAACTCACGTGGCATAGTACTTCCTTTACATCAATTCAAAGTGTGGACCGTCAATAAAGGGTCTACGGCCTTGTGACCTACGTAAATCTACGTATGCCATCATTGCATCTTCCGCTGTACCTTCGTATGTACGAATGTCACCCTCTGACCAAGCTGCACCCCACTTGATTGCTACACCAAGTTCCTTAGCTGCCTCTTTCATTGCGTCACAAAGATCATCATAGACATTGAGTTCCCATACACCCTTGCCATGTACATAGGCCATAAGGTCTACTGCACGGCCCTCTAGGTGCTTGGACTTCATAGTCTGGGACTTACCTGCCGCTACAAGTTTCTCTTGCTCTTCTACGGTACGTAGGCCATAGATTACACCAAAGTCTACCTTAGTCAACTCAATAGCACGTTTAAC